AGCCGTGAGCAAGGGCACCCGAGGCCGCTCGAAGGGGAGGCCGCACCATCCGACGGTGACGATCCGTACCGGGCACATCCACCGGTACAAGGTCGATTGCTCGTGCGGGTGGACTGGCGTCCCGCTGCGCGACGAGGCGCAGGCGATCGAGAACTTCCGGCAGCACGCCGGGGACGGCCCGAAGCGCCGTGGCCGGCGTGGCCGGAACCACCGCGCCTCGGAAGGCATCCGCCCCGCGGCCCCGACCCCGGCGCATCTGCTGCCGCCCGAACTGCGATGAACCACCACCCCGCCGAGGGTCTTCGCCTGCTCGTCACGCTCGCTCGACTGGACACGAGGACATGGCTCGAACTCGCCGCCCGCGACCTCTACAGACCGACCGGATCTGCCCCGCCTGCGGGCGTCGCACCCGACGACAGATCAGCGCTCTACGACCCGACGATCTCCGCTGCTCGATCTGCGTTGACCGGAACCACTGGCCGAAGCGAGGCGAGCAGGGAACCCTCGACGCCCCCTACGACCCCCGCGCCGCAGCGGACCTCGCCGAGCAGCGTGCACGAGCACGAGCCGACGCGGAAGCCGCCCGCATCGAACTCGCCCGACAGCAGCGAGAGGCCGCCGCACGAGAGCGAGCCAACGCCGAGCAGCAGGCCGACCTCTTCGGTTGAGACTGCCGCCGAGCGTGCCGCACGCATGGCCGAGCGGGCACGGGCCGAGGGTCGGGTCGACGTCGAGCCGATCACGTGGGGCGGCGCACCCTTCGGCCCGCCGCTGCCGCCGGCAGCCCGGGCGGTCAGCTTCGCTCGGCGTGACGCCCGAGGCCCGTCCAAGGTCGCGGCGAAGACCACGCTACCGAAGACCGGGACCCGCCGGCAGGACATCGTCGACGTGCTGCACGAGCACGGCCCGCAGACCGACGACGCGATCGAGCAGATCCTCGACGCCTCGCACCAGTCCGTGAGCGCCGCCCGGCGCGGCCTCGTGCTCGACGGCTACCTCGAAGACCGGCACGAGGCGTGCCACCCGGCGTGCCCCGAGCGCGACGACCATCGCCGCCCGACCCGGTCCGGTAGCGAGGCGACGGTCTGGCACCTGACCGACAGCGCACGCCGGCTGCTCTCGATGCGGGACCGGAAGCCGGTCCCCGAGGCGCTACTCGAAGGCCGGTAGCCTCCCGAGCCGTGGCAGTCGTCAACCTCCTGATCGACGCGTGGTCGAACCTCTCGCACAAGCGAGGTCTCGACGGCGAGGCGGCGACCTCGCCGCTTGCCCCGACGTGGATCGGCCGGGTCGGTGGCCCCACGTGGCGACGGCTCGCCGCGTACAAGACGCTGCGGCTCTACTTGGAGAACAGCGCCCGGCACGTCCTCGCGAACGAGAGCGAGAGCGTCCGCAGGAACCACCGCGAGTACGGCGACCCCTTCGTGCTGTCCGAGGCGATCCGCTCCGCGGTGATCGGCGACAACATCGAGATCGTCGTCGACAACGCCGGGGACGACCCCGAAGCCGAAGGTCTCGAACCCGGCCAGGCCGACGAGATCCGACGGGCCGAGGCCCGACAGACCGAACTCCGCGAGTGGGCGGCGCCGCAGCGCGAGCGCTTCCCGATGCGCGTCATCGAAGGCGAACGGCACGCCGTCGGCGTCGGTGACGTCGTGTACCTGATCTCGTGGTCCGGCAAGCGTGGCCGGCCGAAGCTGCGGGTCTACGACCCCGGGTTCTACTTCCCGGTGCTCGACCCGTCCGGCGACGACGAGTACCCCGAGCGCGTCCACATCGCGTGGCAGTGGGAAGACGACAACGGCGACGAGTGGGTGCGTCGCATCACGTGGGAGATCGGCCCGCTCGGCAACGACCGCACGAACCCGGGCACCCCGTTCGCCCCGTACGTCGGCGCCCCCCGGGCGCTCCCGTGGCGTGGTGATGACGGCGAGTCCCTGACCGCGACCACGACGTGCTACATGAGCGACGCGACGTGGAAGGCCGGTGACGTGCTCTCCGGGGAGAGCAACGGCGTCGACGCGTTCACGCTCGGCACGGTCAACCGGTGGGCCACGAACGACGAAGGCGCTGAGGTCCGGCGCCTCGACCTCGGCTTCGACTTCCTGCCGCTCGTCCACCTGCCGAACACGATCGCCGGCGCCGAGCACTTCGGGCGCGCCTCGATCTCGAACGTCCTACAGATCTTCGACGACATCGCCGCCGCTGACACCGACCTGTCGAAGGCGGCGGCTGTGGCCGGCACCCCGCCGATCGCCGTCGACGACAGCGCGTCGCCGTCGTACGTCGACCAGCCGAACGACCAGCCGCACGAAGGCACCGAGGCCCCGCAGTTCTCCGGTCGACGCCGGAAGGCGCTCACCTACGGCCCCGGCCAGGTCATGCGCGGCAAGGTCACCGTCGTCGACACGTCGAACGCGCTGAATCCGCTGATCGAGTTCATCGGTCACCTGCTCGAACGACTCTCGACGAACGGTCGCACCCCCGAGGAAATCCTCGGCCGGGTCGGCGCCGCTGACGTCCCGTCCGGTGTGACGCTCGCTCTCGCCTTCGGCCCGTTCCGGGCGATGATCGACGAAATGCGCCTCGTGCGCGAACAGAAGTACGGGCTGCTGCTCAAGTTCGTGCAGCGGCTCATGATCCTCGGCCAGATCACCGACGACCCGCGCGTGTACCCGGCGACCGTCGCGTTCGGCTCGTTCCTGCCGTCGGACCTCTCCGGGGTGGTCGAGATCGTCGTCAAGCTGCTCGCCGAGAACGGCATCAGCCGCCGCACCGCGCTGATGATGCTCGTCGACGCCGGTCTCGACATCGACGGCACGATCGACGAGGAAGTGCAGCGCATCCGCGCCGAGGATTTCGAGGGCGCCGGCGCGCTCGCCGATGCCGCCGAGGACGTCAACGCCGCCCGCGACTATCTCGGTCTCGACCCGATCGAGGACCCGGGCGCCGAGGCTGCCCCGGGCGCCGAGGGCGACGAGGAAGAGCCGCCCGAGGAAGAGCCGCCGCGCCCGCCCGGCGTCCCACCGGCGCCCGCCCGGGCGTAGCGCCACAGCGGCCCGTACCGTGGTGCTCGTGGCAACACAGAACAGCGAATCCTCTGGGCCTCGGCCGTGCCGCTACTGCACCGCCGCCTGGTCGCCACACGTCGATGCCGAGATGTGCGAGATGGGCCACGAGCAGCCCGTCGAGATCGTCGGTCCGCTCGCCGTAGCGATCGCTCGGATGATCCACGAGGTCGAGCCGACGGACGAGCAGGTCGGGTGGTTCATGGAGGACGCCGACGCTGTGGCCAGCGACTTCGACCCGAAGCCCGACGCCTGGACGGTCACGAAGCTGCCCGACGAGGAGGACTGCGTCCTCTCCTTCGAGGTGAACGGCGTCGCCTACGTCGTCGAGGACGGCGAGGGCCACATCGTGCCCGTGCAGCGTGAGCCGTGGCGCAAGTGGCGGGCCGAGGCCGAGGCGATCCCGCCAAGGGACCAGTGGTGAAGCCGTCGCATACGGCGCCGTCACTCGTGGGCCGGCTGCTCGACGCGCTCGCCTACTGGTCATGCCCGCCCGGGTGCGTGCGTGACGCGTGGAAGCTGGCCGCCACCCGAGAGCGAGCCGCAGCGCTGGCCCCCGGCTTCGCTGCCATCGACGCCCACTTCGCCGGCGAGACCGGCCCCGAGGTCTTCACGCCGGCCACGCCCGGGCAGGTCGTGAAGTGGTAGCCCGCGCCGGTCGACGTCACCCGGTCTACGGCACCCGCACGCAGTCACCGGCGATCTGGCACGGCATGAACGAGTACGAGTTCGCCTGCCTCTGCACGTACGTCCGGGCGATGGCCGACGAGGTCGGGCTGCGCGACTGGACGTTCACGATCATGCGGGAGCCGGCCAAGGGCGACGACCTCGGCGCAGAGATCACCGTCACCTACGGGCGCCGCCACGCGAACGTGTCGGTCTGCCGCGACTGGAACTCGCTACCCGACCACGAGCGCCGGCACATCGTCGTGCACGAACTCCTGCACTGCTTCACGAACGCCCCGCACATGCGGACCGAGGTCATGCTCGAAGACCTCGTCGGCGCGGCTGTGTGGCCCGTTGTCGAGGCGTCGCTACGGATGGACATGGAGCACGTGACGGACGCCATCGCCTCGGCGCTCGCGAAGCACCTGCCGCTACCCGAGTGGATCGTCGGCGACGACATGCCGATCGGCGAGCCGTGGGTCGGTCCGGTCGAGCGGGCGACATGACCGAGGTCGCCCGCCGCGAGCCGTCGTCGATCCGGTCGCACATCGTCGACGGGCGTGTCGCCGCGTGCATGCCGACCCTCGTCGTGCTCGCCTCGTCCGAGGTCGCCGCCGAACACGTGCCGGTGAAGAGCCGGTGCACGAAGGCGGGATGCGCGGAGCGTTGGCCGTAGCCTGACAAGATCGCGGTCGCGACCCGGCGCACTACCGGGACACGGCACCCGCGCCACAGCGGGACGATCGAAGGCAGGCACATGAATCGACACATGCGACGGCACCCCGACCTGTACGGCCTCGACGAGTTCGGGCTGCGCGGTCGCGGCCTGCTCCCGACGCGCGACAACGGCGGCGGCGTGCTCGGCGGCGGCGGCGGTCAGGGTGGCGCCGGCACCGGCGCCGGCGGGAAGACCCCGGAGCAGATCGCCGCCGAGGCAGCCGAGGCCGAGCGCCTGCGGAACGCCGGCGGCGCCGGGCAGGGTCAGGGTCAGCCGCTCATGATCGGCGGGCAGCCGGCCACGCAGGCCGACCTCGACCGCCTGCTCGCCCGCGAAAAGGACCAGGGTCGCAACGCCGGCCGCAGCGAGGCCGAGCAGGCGCTCCTCACGCGGCTCGGCGTCACGAACGTCGACGAGGCCGAGGCGATCCTCAAGGCGCACCGCGAGCGGCAGCAGGAGAACGAGACCGAGGCCGAGCGCAAGGCCCGCGAGGCCGACGAGCGCACCGCAGCCGCCGAGGCCCGCGCCGGCGAGGCCGACAAGCTGATCCGCCTCGGCGTGATGCGCGAGGCGCTGCGCGACGAGGGCGCCCCGAAGGATGCGCTCGGCGACCTCGTCGTGCTGCTCGGCGCGCAGCCCGACGTCGACATCGCGAAGCCCGAGTCCGTCGAGGCCGCGGCGAAGGCGCTCAAGGCGAAGTACCCCGGCATGTTCGGCACGACCGGCGGCGCCCCGTCCGGTGACCCGGGCAGCAGCGGCGGCGGCGGCGGTCAGGGTGGCGGCGGCACCGGTCTGGACGCCGGACGCGACCAGTTCGAGAAGGACAAGGCCGCCGGCAAGGTCAACACCGGCATCCCGGCCGACCCGTTCGCCGGGTTCCGCACCGTCGGCGCCCCGTAGCTTCCGCGACCCGCATCCGCGGTTCGCTCGTCATCATCTGAGAGGATCAACCGCATGGACATCAGCACCCGCAGCCGTGGGACGTGGGTCAACGAGGATCAGCGCTGGATCGGCAACGGCGGCGAGCCGATCGGCCGGAACCGCTCGATCATCCTCGACCGCTCCGCGTTCACCGAGGCCGACCACTACCCGAACGGGTTCATCCCGTCGGGCACCCCGCTTGCCCGGAACGCCGCGACCGGCATGTACGTGCCCTACGCGCGGGGCACGCAGGACGTGAACACGATCACCCGCACGGCGACGGGTGGCACGTTCACGCTGACCCGCGTCGGGGGCGGCACGACCGCCGCCATCCCCGCCACGGCCGCCGGCATGACCGCCGCCGCGGTGCAGGCTGCGATCGACGCGCTGCCCGACGTCGAGGCCGGTGACTTCGTCGTCGCCGGCGCCGACGGTGGCCCGCTGACGATCACCGCGTCGCCCGCCGGCAACTTCGCCGCCGAGGACGTCGTCTGGACCGTCGACGCCGCCGCCGCCACCGGTGGCACCGTCACCGACGCCGAGACCACCAGCGCCGGCGCCGGCCGCGGCTACCTGTTCGCCTCGATCCCCGTCGACCGCAACAGCACCGGCGACCTCGCCGCAGCGCTGTTCTGGAACGGCGAGGTCATCGCGCAGTACCTCCCGACCATGCCCGCCGCGAACACGATCGACGACGCCTTCCGTCGCGACGTCGCCAACCACATCAGCCACGTCTAGGCCGGGAGGCAGACGCACATGACCGAGTTCATCACCGACGTCGTCGACCCGGCCCGGCTCACCGGGTACGTCCGGGCGGCCGTCGACGGGATGCTGCCGTTCGGCGGCCTGCTGCCGGCGCGCAACGTCGACGACATCGAGTACGAGATCAGCCAGATCGACACGACGGGCGCCGGTCAGGTCGCCCGGTACCGGTCGTGGGACACGGCGCCGCCCCTCGGCAAGCGGCCCGGCATCGCCATCATCGGTGGCGAGATCCCCCCGCTCGGCCTGTCGATGCGGCTCAACGAGAAGGACATCATCCGCCTGAACAAGATCCGGGCCGGCATCGCCGAGCGGTCCGATCAGGGCGTGGTCGAGACCATCTACGGCGACGCCGTCAACACGGCTGCCGCCGTGCAGAACCGGGTCACCATCGCGCATGGTGACCTGCTCACGACCGGGTCGGTCACCCTGACCGAACTCGGCGACGTCGAGGACCCGGAGACGAACGCCGTCGTCGCGACGTTCGACGTGCCCGGCACGCAGATGGGCGTCACGCCCGCCGGTGCCGTGTGGTCGAACCACGCCGCCGCGGTGCCGGTCTTCGACCTCAAGGCGTGGGAGGCCGAGTACCGGCGCAACAACGGCGGCCGCAACCCCGACGCGTGGGGGATCTCCTCGGAGATCATGGCGGATCTCGTGCTCAACACGCAGATCCGCAACCTGGCGCCCGTCATGGGCACGATCCCCGGCATCATCAGCGAGGCGACCGTCGCGCAGGTGCTCCGGGCGGCCGGCGTGAACGCCCCGCTCGTCGTCATGAACGACGTCGAGCGTCCGGCGCTCGACGGGTCCGGCGTCGGCCGGGTCATCGACGAGCGGAAGGTCATCGGCCTCCGGGCCGGCATCGGGGCGACCCTGTTCGGCATCACGCCGAACGCGGCCACCCTCGCCGGCAACGGGCGGATCGCCTTCCGGGACGCCCCCGGCATCGTCGCCTTCGTGCAGCAGTCCGTGCGGCCGGCGGCGATCATGACCACGGCCGAGGGCGTCGTGCTCCCGGTCCTGACCGACCCGAACGGCCTGTTCGTCGCCACGGTCTGATCTGCGGCCCCTCCCGAGGCTGTAGCACCCCTCCCGACCTCCCCGACCATCGAGCACGAGGAACCCGCCACATGGCACGCAAGCGACTCACGAGCCGAGTCCTCGGCCTGCGGAACCCGAACGAGCCGGGCAGCAAGGCCCGCAGCTTCGGTCCCGACGACGTCCTGCCCGAGTGGGCGGTCGAGCAGATCGACCCGAGCCGGCTCGTCGACGACGACCGGCGAGCACCGGGTACGTCACCGACTACGGGTGGCGCCCGAACGGGTGGCGCTACTCGAACGGCGCCCGGCTCACAACCCTCGCCGGCGCCGCCCGTCGGCTTCGGCCCATCGCAGAGAGCGTGCCCG